GTAATACTTGAGATCACCATCAGTTAACTGCAATTGAACATCGTCGCCAACTTTATACTCGCTACAATTTACTCGGTTCATGATTTTTTCCCCTTGAGTGGTGGGGCTTTCGCCCCGATTAAATTAAGTAAAGTTTGCAAAAATAAACTCGCATGCTTCGTCAGATATATCTAGCATCTGTCCTTTACTGTTGTTGTAAGCCGCTTCGTCTGGGCTAATCCATGCGTGTAAAATTCCTTTTTTAACTAAGCTTGAAACTACACCGGATATTTGCTTTTTTTCCATTTTTAGATCGCTGCTAAAAAATGCCAAGTTGGTAGTTAGGCAGTCTAAAATATTATCGTCAGATTCAATCATTGTTTTTAAAAAGTTAGTTTCTAAGTCAGTTAAGTTGTACATTTTGTATTCCCTTTATTTAAGTATTAATTAAGTTGATAGGGTCATTATGTACCCTATTAAGATAATTGTAAAGGTTTATTTTAAATTATTTTAAATATAGTGTACAATGCCGTCTTATATAGGCTTTGGGGTTTTGTTATGCAGGAAATTACAGCGAGTCAGACTATTAAGCGTTCAGGCTTAAAGTCATTAAAAGAAGTGAGTGAGCTAACGGGGCAAAGCCCTCAGACGCTTATAAACTGGTATAAGCACAAAAGGGCGTTATTCGATATAGTTATTAAAGGCTGTTTGACGACAGTTGATTAGCAACTTCTATTGCACGCTGGCCTACTTGGTCAGCATAGCGGGAGTTTAACAACTCAGCACCAGCTAAATCAAAATCACCGCTCTCAATATATGCGATAGTCTTTTTAAACTGTTTGAACTTAGTAATACCCATATTAAATACGAGATTTATAATAGCTTCTTTGCGTAGTGAGCTTAGACGGTCGAACCATAGAAACGAACTCATACACTCACACTGGACGCGAAGAATATCATTCTTGAGCATGTACTCCGCTTCGTCCTTAGATATGCCTAAATCATCTAAATTTCGACCTACACCGATCGTTAGCTTGTTAGAGGTACATTTGTATGGCTCAAGTTTTAAGCCCTCATGCACCACTAATTGCTTGACTAATCTGTCGTTATTTATCCTCTGATTTATGACTCGCACCAAAGTAGAAAGAAGTTATAGCTGAAACTACACCACCCATATAACCCAATACTAGGCTGACAATTGTGTCGCTATTAGCGTCAGGTGGCTGGATAGTAACAAGGAAAATATACCCAACGAAGCCCACAAGAGAGATGAGAGCAACGATTCTAGGTGTCCAGTCCCCTTTGTGCGCTCGCCTTGCGTCTTGTATGTCTTTTGCTTCCAGTGCAAAGATGTCAACGTCGAGTTCAGCCATTTTCTTTTCAAAATCAATCTCCGCTTTCTTAACCTCAATTAATTGTTCTGGTGAGGCGCTCTGTAAGGCTTTCTCAATGCTTTTAGGGTCATTGCCACAACCTAGGGCTGATGCAATTGCAGACGCAGCAGCGCCACCTAAAGGACTACCTAGAGCAGTACCTAGAATTGGTGCAACAGCGCCTATAATTCCTTTTATGGATTTAAAATTCATTACTTAGGTTTCTTCATTGGCTTTTTCTTTTTCTTCTTTGGTGGTGCGCCTACTTTGCTACCGTATGTACCTTTTCCACTTGGCATAATTTTCTCCTAGTTTTCCATTAAGTCGATCATTTTGTTTAGATACCATACCGCTTTTTTGGCATCTTGTACGGGGTTATCTTTAGTCATTAACCTACTGCCAGTATATTTAATCACATTACCGTGGCAATACTCAATCGCTCCCTCCACACCGAGGACATCTACAATATAGTCAATAGTTTCTATATCGCCTTGCGTATAGTGTGGCGGGCTATTTACTGGGTCAGGCTGCTCTGTTGGCACATAATTCATACCAACCCACATTTCCGAACCATCTAAATTATCTGCATCTGCCATTTTATTCTTCTCCCATTTCAGTGCCGTCTAACATTATGTGAAATTTAATTAACTCTAGTACACCTACTGCATCCATATCATTAATTAGTTCCTGCTCTTGATACTCTTCAAGTAACGCCCGTATTTTAACATATACGTCATCTATTGCTGAGTTGTAATAACCATAGCTTTCATGGTCAATGATATTTTTAATTTCAGACATTACAACCTCTCAGTAGAACGGCGAACCTCTCCTTTTTCTTTATCTAGGACAATTAGAGCCATTGACTGTCCGCTTACATAGCCTTGCTCATTATGCCATGCGTCTGCGCTCGGTAGTCCTGCAAACGACTCAGTAATACACCCGCCGTATGTTTCCATAGCTGTGTTCTTAGAATGTATATGACCATGATAGCAGTAGCGGTGTTTCGTTCGACCCCACTCTTCTGGATATTTTGCGGTGAAGTATTCGGCCAGCTTGTTAGGTTTAGGTGCGTGACCATGCGATACAAGAAAAGCAGTCTTGCCCCATTCAAAAACCCAGCAGGGTGCAGGTGACATTTCAATCTTAACGCGCTTATTGTTGCGCCAGTATGCCTGTTGGTGCGCCTTGATTCCCATGCTCAAAACAGAATCATGGTTGCCCTTAACGTGACGAACAATTACTTTCTTAAACTTCTTTAGAGCCTCTTCAGTTATAAACGACATAACCTCAAGCCCTATGAGGAATACGTGCTCTAGGCGGCCATCTGTGTCCACTCGCGTGCCTTTAGTCGTCGTGCTCTCGTAGTTATCGGCGTGGTAATAATCGCCTAGCTGGTTAATAACAATAGTATCGCAATCGGGAGCATTATTCATAAGTCGCATAAACACGTCTTTGTGGCGCTGCGCTGCAATGTTTACATCGTAGTTTTCGCCGCTAATATCTTTATGGGCGTACATACCAAAGTGAGCGTCACCGATATTAACAACAGCCAATTCATTACTACGTTTACTTTTAGTTGGTGTCGGTACGAATGGTGAGCGTTTTTCGTGGTCTTTAATGAAGTTTTTAAGCGCAGTCTCAACAGCTTCTAGCTGGCTTTCTTTTTCGAGGTCAGTTTTTACCCATTGGACTTTAACTTGTCCGTCATCACCGTAGAGAGTAGAAGTTCCCTTAACATTGTAATTGCTAGGGCAGATTCTAGTCATATCGCTGTCAGGGGCATACCCTTTTGCAGCGGCTTTCTTTCTTACAGCTCTTTTAAATGATTGTGCGGTAGCGCGAGAAACGCCCATTAACTTAGCCACCTGATGCTCTGAGTGACCTTCTATATATAATTTAACGGCGGTTAGTTGCTTCTCAGTAGAGCAAAATTCTAAATGATTCTCGTCCATTGTGTAACTCCCTTTATTTTACCATTTAACCTTATCAGCCCAGTATGCGCCTGACATCTTACCCTTGTCTATATTCTTCTTGTGCCTAGCTTTAAAAGATGCGCGTTTGGCCTTATCAGCTTCACTCTCACCCTTTCTTGGCGGTTTAGTATCTGCACCTTGCTGGCCAAAACGTATTAGTTTAACCTTGTCGCCCTCTTTAGCAAGAACAACATGGCTTTTGCTACCATGCTTCGGAGTGCGCTTAGGCTTATTAAAGCCCTCTAGGTTATTCTTATCAAGTCGTGGGTCTTTCTTAGCCATGCGATCACCCTAGTGGATTTTGATTGCTTTTTTCAACCTGATAGCCAATCCTTTCAATCTTGCTTTCCAGATTGCTAATTCTGCTTTTATTGACGCGCACGCCGCTTTGAATTTCACTTGTATCCGTTTCTTTGATTCCACTAATCTTTGTTTCAACATTTTTAATATTCCCCTGTATGGTTGCTATGGTTGCTGAGATGTGGCTAATATCACTATTCTGCTGTGTTACCTCAAGTGTAGTCAATCTACGCTCAAGTGCTCGAATTTCTTCAACATTGTATATTTCTGCCATCTTACTTTCTAAAGCATCTAGTTTTGTTTCCATTGTAACGAATGAAGCTACGACACCCGCAAAGGCGGTAGCTATACCAATCCATGTGCTAATTTGTTCTGCTTTCATCTTAATCCGCCTATCGGTTCTTCTGTAGTTGGATAGAATGCCTCTTGCTTATCTGCGGCACCAACCAAGAAACCATTGTCAATTGACAACACTTGGTCTACCCATGCAACGTCTAGCTGATTTAAGTGCATATCGTTAATAGATACGCTCGCGCTATCGTAGAATGCCTGAACAGTATCGGTGGCCTGTGTGACAAAGGTAGTCGTTTCAATGATTGCCCCTGAATA